TTGGAGGGGCAACCTATATAACCTCTCTTACCTCCAGGGTTGCTTCAGCTGCCCATATCAAGTATCACTTGTCAATCATATACGATAAATGGGTTGCCAGAGAATGTATCCGTATAGGGTCTGAGCTGGTTGAACAATCCTATGATGCTGATGATATTTTGGATACCCTCCAGGCCACCAGGAATGCGATGGATAGTCGTATTCTTCACTTCCTCGGAATTAATTCAACTGGTATCCCGATAGTTGAAGCAGGTAATAAATCTATCGAACAATACTTCAAACGTGAAGCGATGTATAAAGAAGAACACCGCTCTGGCGTGCCCTCCACCTTCAGATCCCTAGATAAATTCACTGCTGGATGGCAAAAAGAGCACTTAGTGATTCTGGCGTCCAGGCCTGGGATGGGTAAAACATCGATGGCTATTTCCTTCTTAATGACAGCTGCTGCATATGAGAAATCCGTGGCTTTCTTCTCCCTTGAGATGAGTAGTGTGAAGCTGATGGATAAGGTGATATGTAATATTGCTGATGTTAATCTCGGGGATTATAAGAAGGGCCGCCTTTTTGACCAGGATAAAGAGAAAGCGGAGGGGGCTGCAGCAACATACGCCGATTGGAATGTGACCTTCAATGATGAAATGCTCTCTACGATGGAGCAGATCATGGCCGCCGCTTCTGTGATAAAAAGTAGAAAAGGATTAGACCTGGTAATTATCGATTATCTCCAACTAATGACTTCCCGGGAGAAACAAGCGAACCGTGAAAGGGAGGTGGCTGAGAACTCCCGCAAAGCTAAAATGATGGCCGTAGAACTGGACTGCACGGTGATCCTTTTAAGCCAACTGAACAGGGGGCTGGAGTCCCGAGCCGATAAGAGGCCTATGTTATCAGATCTACGTGAATCTGGAGCCATCGAGCAGGATGCTGATATCGTTCTATTTATCTATAGGGATGGAATATATCACACCGAGAAAGAAAACGGTGAGGGGGAGTTAATTATAGCCAAACACAGGGAAGGACCTACAGGATCCCTGGACTTTAAATACAACGAGACACTCACTCGGTTCTGGGATCCTGATGAAGATATAAATGGATTTAATATTGATCAAATGTCTCCTGAATCAAGAGAAATAGAACCTAAGCCATTTTGAAGCTATCCCTCCAAATAGAAACCGCTGCAGAGTATTACTGCAAGAAGATCCTGAGCCGGATCCAGGAGGAGGCTATTACGAAAAATGAGGTAAAGACTAAAGTTCCAAAAATCAAACAATATCTATCATGAACACAGAACTTGAACAAATCGCATTGATTCATTATACGAATTTTAAGCTGATCAACATTGCCCTGTCTCAATATGGGATCACTGAGATCCCCGGGGATGAGCATAACCCCGAGATATTAAAATGGTTTCATGAAACGGGTCGTAAATGGGTGTCAACAGACGAAACACCAAACTGCGATGCTTTCATTGATTGGGTGGCAATGAAAGCAGGTGGCCAGCCCTCCCCAGGGCTCCTTGCTAGGGAATGGCTTAAATATGGTAAAGTAGTTAAGAAACCCAAACTAGGGGACCTGGTGATCTTCTGGCGGGTGAGTAAGGATTCTATCTACGGCCATGTGGCAATATATATCCGGGAAACAGCAAAGTATGTGTATGTCCTCGGCGCAAACCAGAATAACCAGGTATGTATTAGAGCCTACCGTAAGGATCGGGTGCTTGGGTACCGGAGGTTGGTCTTACCGATGACGGTTACAGACATATTTGCTCTTACAAGCCAACTGAGCCCCGCGGAAAAGGGGGAGCTTGCGGATCTGCTACACAAGGAGCCGACCCATGACGAGCGTACTACAAAGCTACTGCACGAAGAGGGCCCTGGTGATCACCAATCATTTGCTTGATCATGAACTGGAAGAAATATAAAAGAAGAATTACACTAGCCTGGAGTGTATTAAGGGGCTTGGAGGATGAAGAAACAACCGTGTATAGAGATGTTGCTGGAAATAAGTACAGGCGCCTTACAACCATTGAGAAGGCTAAAAAGATTGATCATTTCAAAGATACAGAAGAAGAGCAAATTGACCATTTTAACTTCAGATAACCATGACAACAACCGAAGAACGGCGTATGATGGATGCGGCAATAAAAGCCGATCTGAATGCCAGGAGGTATGTGCTTATTGAAAAGCTCCAGAACAACCCCACTTACGAGGAGTTTATCCAACTATTTAATAGACTGGACGCTGTTGAGCACCGGCTTCAATGCATCAATAAGAGAATCGAATTACACTCATCACAGATGGAGCGATCCCGGGTTACATACCTATCACTTGAACGAAGTTTAGCAATTACAAAAAGATAGCCATGCCATGAACAATCACAGACAGCTCCGCCGAGATCTCCGAAGCAAAGGAATGCCTATTACCCGGACCGTAGTAGGTGCCAGGCTTCTATGCCGGTGGCTCTACCTGAAACACGGTAACCCCCACTGGGTATTTGCTGAGCAGTACGGCTTTGTAATTCTAAACCTGATTACAGCCCAGGGAGTCAACCATGCCAGAAAAAAGAATCAGATCCGGAGGATGAGATTAAGGGATATGAATAGGATGGCTGTATTCCAGTTTCCTCGTAAGGGTTGGATGTATAAAAAGGAAAAACTTAATAAATAAATATTCAATTTCTAAAGAAAGTTCTTTGACATAATTAATCGTACCACAGGAGGTCTATTGTTTGGACCGGGGTTCGAATCCCCGCAGCTCCACCACTCTCTATGCTATTCTCTGGAATATTTGCTGCAAAGCAAAGGTAATGAGTAGTTGAGAGGCCCGACCGAGGAACCAGCCGGAGTCGGGTATAGCATTTCATAATTGCCAATTATGAGTACTGGAATCAAGATGCCTGAAAGGGAGGTCGATGCTGTTAGCTAGGTAATGCCTATATCGGTAGTAAAAGTGGACACCACGGAATAAGCCGCAATTTCTCTTGATTCCTTCCGGGGCTGAATTGGATTTGACAGCAATTAGACGAGTGGAATTATGCGATTGATTATTTGTAACCGGCGAATTATTGCCAATTAATCAGGTATTACGCCCAGCGGCATAGTACCGACCAGGGAGGGATACTAGGTATCTCCCCCTGGTTTTTAACAACAATTAATATGGATATCGACCACAACGAACTAATGGAAGACATTTCAAGGCCTTCCAAATACACCAAAGAGAGATTTATGAACCTCTGCCCAGGGGTCATGCCCGTATGTGAGCAGGAGTTAGAATGGTGGATGGAATGGTGGGAGAATAATCCGGATGAACAGGCTAATTCTGAAATAGCGTTCTATGAGCATTGTAAGAAGCAATCTGCTGAATACTTCTGCCATAAGCTCTTTTTAAGAGAGTTTTTGGAAGAGCACTCAATCAGGGGGATCGGTGACTTTTACCTCCATGTGGAAGATAAGAAAGTCACCATCAAGCCCATAGTACCAACTGGAAAAAAATTTGAATTCAAACTATAAAATCATGGAAATAACTAAGAATATTAATCATGCCAGAGTAGCAGCCGACAAACCTGCAAAGGCAATTCGCGAATCGAAAACCAGAAACAAGCGGGCCTTTCAAGGGGCTGTATTCTACACCTCCATGGTCATTATGGCCGTCATGGTCATCTTCCTGCAAATGCACTGGATCGCCAAGATCGTATTCGAGGTGATGATAGTAACCATCACCTGGTTTGTCTGGGGGATTGATACGGCGATCGAGATAGATCAGAAGATCCCCATGAGCCCTGATGAGAAGATCCTGCAGGATGAGTTGGAGAGGAGGGAGAGGTGAGTACATTTTGGACATGCTTTATAGCCGGGTTAGCGATATGGTTGGGAATGGCCACTTCTGCCGCTATCATCTGTGGAATAATCTATCTGGTTGATTGGATTCGAGAAAGGAGGGAGAAGTGAAACGAATACAGCGCAAACGAACCAAAGGTTGGAGGATGCCGGAAAACAGTGTTTATGTTGGCCGGCCAACCAAATGGGGAAATCCTTTCAGATTGGATCCAGATGGAGCCATAATGTACTATTCTGTTAATCGTAAAATATTAGATCCCTGGATTTATTGGAGTGTATCTGGAGGATTTGGTATTGATGATATTCTACAGTTATACAAGGCATGGATTACTGGAAAATTAGAGTTTAAAGGAATATACAAAAGGCCACTACCTCCGATCCCAGACATTTCAGAACTCAAGGGAAAGGATTTAGCCTGCTGGTGCCCGCTGCACCAAAAATGTCACGTGGATGTACTTATAAAATTACTGAATCCGTGAAACATGGAAGTCTCTTTTCGGGTATTGGCGGTTTTGATCTTGCGGCAAGTTGGCTTAATTGGGAGAATGTGTTTCAGGTAGAGATAGACGATTATTGTCAAAAAGTATTAGCAAAGAATTTTCCAAATGTCAAAAGGTACAGAGATATCAAAGAGTTCAAAGGACGAAAACATTCAGTTGACATTCTTTCCGGAGGATTCCCCTGCCAACCCTTCAGCCATGCCGGGAAGCGCAAAGGCGAGTCAGATGACCGCTACCTCTGGCCTGAATATCTTAGGGTTATACGAGAGATTCAACCATCCCATGTTGTTAGCGAAAATGTTGTTGGCCTCGTCTCGATGGACGATGGCAAGACACTTGACGGGATACTCTCTGATCTGGAGGGTGAAGGGTATGTTACGGAACAATTTATTATTCCAGCTTGCGGTGTCGGGGCGTGGCACAGAAGAGATAGAATCTGGATTTTGGCCTACAGCCCGAACAAGGGGACTGTTAGGAGGAAGCGGGAGCCGAGAGATGATGCAGAATATGGTCAAGAAAGGTCAAATATCAGAGAAAGAGGCAGCTCAAATAATGGGGGTGAAGATGTTTCCGACACCGAGAGTTTTTATGTACAAAGACAGCGAAACAGACAGGAACAAAAGCAATTTAGGGGAAGTGGTTGGTGGGAGTCTGAACCCGGAGTGGGTTACATGGTTGATGGGGTATCCCTCTGGTTGGCTGAACCTATCATCCCCAGAGTCGCAAAAGGAATCAAAGACAGAGTAAATAAACTTAAAGGACTAGGTAATGCGGTTTGTCCACAAGTTGTATATGAAATATTTAAAGCAATAGAACAAATAAACTATTCTGATGAAACCAATCGAATTCGAACAGTGTAACACCAAGGTGGACAGCCTGGTGGAAGAATTCAGGGGCCGGGGATATAAGCTGGATACACGAATTGTCAAAATAAATCAGGAGGTATGAAAACAAAATCAGGAATATTAAAGCGACTTCGTTATAGTCTAATTTTTGCCCTTTTAATAGCGCTCGGAGCCTTATCACTTCCGATATGGTATCCAATGTGGTTGTTCTTTGAATGGTCATATGCAGACTGGGTTAATGATGTTTTGGAAAAATACGATTACATATAACCGTGAGAGAATTTGATTCACAGAAAGCAATCGAGGCCCAGGCAATGTTTGCAAAAGCAAGAGAGTATCCTCATTTCGCACCCAGCGATGGAATATGCTATAATTGCGGGAGTAATATTTATGTTGAGATAATTAAGGGTAACCACAGATCTGGTATAGATGTTGAAAGGGCATCAACCTCATTAATAACCGGATGTCCACATTGCCATTGGTCATATTGCGAATAATTAAATTCAATATAAAATAGAAGTTATGAAAAAAACTCAGAAAGATGCAGTAGATAAAATTCAATCTCTAAATATTTATCTCAAAATGTGGAGAGACGGTAAAGCACAACCACATGATTTAAATGATTTAATTCAAGAGGTTGATGATTGGCTCCAATCTCTCAAGGGTGCAGATAAATGGAAAGAATTTAGATTAAAACATCCAGAATATTGTAAAGCATTGAATGAACTATCCACCCCACCAGCGCAAAGCGAAACGCTGTACAGGGAGGTGAACAAACCAACTTCAATTATGGCAGAAGATTGGAGCAACACCAAGGGGGGTGGCGTAAAAGCAAGATTCATATACCTTGAAAAAGTAGAGGACACCCCTCAAGTCACCCAGCAAGACACCCCTCAAGTAGGGCAGACGGTTCCTAATTTATCAGAGCTTGGCAAGACCGAAAAAGACAAATTTATATTAGACTTCGTTCAGTTGACAGCAAAGAACGTGCTTTCTGTTTTCGTGGCGTTAGGGTTAAAAACCTACATTGAGGCTACAGTTGTGAACGATGCTGACGGGAATACTTATAAGTTATCATTCAGAAATATACAAACCACCATCCCCAAGATGCCCACTGAGGAGGAGATAGGTAAACAAGCTGAAATATATGTAGGCAGCATGAATTGGGAGTTGGATGAAGAGTTAGACCCAATTGGACAAGCCCTTATTTATGGGGCTTTGTGGATGAGAGATAAATTAACCACACCAAAGGAATAGAAAATGTTGTGATATTATTAGTAACACTACCTGTTTAAATAAAAAAATAATGAAATGAAAGATAAGGCCGCTGCGGATTGACGCTAAAAGGCCCAGTGGTGAGCGGTGGTTAACCCTCGGCCCGGAAACGGGAATACCTCTTAGACTTGGGGCCGCTCACTTTTTTAATCGACTAAAATGATTTTAAATGAAACTACTAAGATACATAACTTACAAACTTGTTACTCACAAGAGAGAATACAGGTTAGCAGCTAAGGCAGATGACATGAATATTGTTTTAAGTGAATTTCGTGATTATCTATATCGTAAGTGGAAGTGGGAGTTTGATAAGGATTGGGATGTGTGGGATAAATATAATGAGATGCTAAACAACAATGGTATTGATCTATAACGATAATAACAGAACCATATAACCATAAAATAAAAAGCCCACCACCAGGCAGGCCCTTTGAACTTCGCAGAGAACAAAGGTAACACCCTCACTGGTGGTTTCCAAAAAATTAAACCAACATATAACCCATAGCTACTCCCGCTGGTCGGATTATGCGGCTTACCATGCCAAGCTGGCCGGTATTCCTGATGAGTCAGGAGACATACTCAACGAGGTCCTTCTCTCCCTTATACAGAAGGATCCCAAACGGCTTCACGCCCTCCTATCACGTAAAAAAGGACCTTATACCGAGTTTGACTTCTTCGTCTTAAGGATGATCAAGCTCAACGCACATTCGAAAACATCCCCTTACAGGCATAAAACCCGGAACGTCCCCCTGGATCAAAATGTAGACCCATGCACAATTGACACCGAAGATGTCCCCATTGAAGAAGTTGATCCGAATGAAGTAATTCTTCAGAAAAGCGGAAGGGCCCGTGAGGTCCTCGATAGCCTCGATATACCCAAAATTGATAAGAAAATATTCTCCTGGCGCTTCTTTGGGGACAACTCACTCCGCTCCTGGCCGGGTCAAGAGTCCTACTCCGCCGTGTGCAGCACCTACAACAGAGTGAAAAGGAAGATGGTGGCCAAGATCAGAAATCCACATTCAGCAAGAAAACGCTGGACGGAGAGCGAGATCTCATACCTCAAAGCGGAGTACCCAAACATGGAAACCATGAGCATAGCGCATTATTTGGGGAGGAATCATGAGTCGGTAAAACAGAAAGCCAAGCGACTAGGATTAAAAAAAGTTCCATTCACTAACCGCAAGATTAGAGGGAAGGTAGGGAAAAAGACGTTCTGTAAGTCAGTAATGAAAGGCAAAGTGTCATAATTGACTAGAAAATTTGCATTTATATTTTAAAGTATGAAGATAGAAATGACTTGTGTTGGAGTACCGCTCCGTAAGCGCCCGTATTTAAGAAGTTGTGAATTGATTGCTAAAATATCGGCCCGCAAGAAGCGATGGTTAGTGGAATTTGATCAATTGCATGAGAATTAATAATGAACAAGAAAAAGCCACCTGTTAAGAAACAGTCCATTCAGAGGAAAAAACAGACCAGGAAGAAGAGGGTCCGCAAACCCTCTTCGGTGAAGCTCACGCTGAAACAGGAGAAGTTCTGCCAGGAGTATATTAATACCGGAAATGCAACCGAGGCATATAGGCGGGTGTACTCCACTTCCAACATGAAGGATACCACCATTAACCGGAAAGCTAAAGAGCTTATTGATAACGGCAAGGTCTCGGCAAGACTTGTCCGATTGAAGGAAAAGCTCCAGAAAACCTACGACATTCCCAGGGAGAAACTGCTCTATGAACTAGAGGCCATCACGAATGCCAGGATCACGGATTATCTTGAATTTGATGGGACAACGGTCAAGTTTAAATCCTTCGATAAACTGACCGATCAACAGATCGCAGCTATAGATGGCATCAAGCAGAATGAAAAAGGAGAGATAGAGTTGAAGCTACACGGTAAGTCCTGGACCACTGACCGGATCATGAAGATGCTTGGATATGAGGCACCCAAGAAGCTGAATATAGAAGGATCTAACCTTGGCATCCTTTATTTACCCGAGCGGAATGAAGAATGAGGCCCCAGAATTTAAACCACAGCCGGGATTTCAATACGACTTCCTTCGCACCCCCGCCGACATAGCAATCGGGGGAGGAGCGGCTGGATCTGGCAAAACTTTCGCTCTCCTCTTGGAAGCGCTCCGTTATGCTCCTTTGGCTGATTTTGGTGGTACAATTTTCAGGAAGACCTATACACAGATAGATGCAACCGGTGGCCTTTGGGATACATCCATGAAGATATATCCCTTTCTAACTGGGAACCCGATAGAGTCAAAACATGAGTGGCTATTTTCTCCGGGATCGCGGATAAAGTTCTCCCACCTGGAATATGAGAAGAACGTGTTGGACTGGCAGGGTGCCCAGGTAGCTTTCATTGGGTTTGATGAGCTCATACATTTTTCGGAATTCTCTTTTACATATCTCCTCTCCAGGAACCGATCTATACTTCCTGACTTGGAGATACCTAGGAATGGAACACCATCAAAATGGATCAGGCCAAAACCATACGTCCGGGCCACATGCAACCCAGATCCCGATTCATGGGTGTCCAATTACATCGCTTGGTGGATTGAGCAAGATCATAATCACCCCCGCTATGGGTATCCTATCCCCGAAAGGGCGGGTAAGCTCCGGTACTACATGAAGGATTCGGACGAATATGTGTGGGGAAACTCAAAGAAGGAGGTCCTTAATCAGACCCCACATATAGTAAAAATGCTCCAGGAGGCGGATCCGGAAATTAATCCAAACGACTTGGTTAAGTCTGTGACGTTTATTCCCGGTACCATTTATGGTAACCGGGAGCTCCTACGTGCGGATCCGGGCTACTTGGGAAACCTGCTTGCACAGAATGAGGCTGGCCAGGCGCAGCTCCTCCATGGAAATTGGAAGGTCCATATTGATGGTAGCGATCTGATCAACGTTCATAAGCTCAAAGAAACATTCCAGAACAGCACTATTCCCGGAGGACACAAGTACATCACCGCCGATATTGCTCTTAAGGGTTCTGATTTATTGGTGGTAATGGCATGGGATGGGTTCCGCCTTATCGATTGTGAGGTGATGCCCAAGTCTAAAGGCCCAGAGGTGATAGAGGCCATGAAGAAAATGGCATCTACCCATAGCGTACCTAACGGCAATATTACGTATGACAATGACGGCGTGGGTGGATTCATTGATGGATTTATCTCGAATGCCCATCCCTTTCACAACGGACGCCGTGCGGTCATGCGGGAGAACTACAAGAACCTGAAAACCCAAATGTATTACAAGCTAGGCGAACGTATCAACCGAATGGGATACTACATTGATCCGAGGGTGGCCAGGAAGATGGTTGGTACCAAGACTATTGAGCAGCACCTTATGGAGGAGCGCCGGGCTATCAAGCGGGAT